ATTGGTGGTAATTTATGTCAAGATTCTTACATATCTGCATTTCGTCTAGGTACATATATTGCAACTCAGTTTAAACCATTGGTTGCAAAGTGCATCTATGAAATGACAAATGCATCTAAGGTATTAGATACCAGCTGTGGATGGGGTGACAGATTGTGTGGTTTCTTCGCCAGTAATGCTTCAGAATATATTGGATGTGACCCTAATCCAAATACATACGAGAGGTATCAGCAAGAATGCATTGAGTATGAAAGGATTCTTGGAAACGAAAGTAATCCATTAGTACAAGTAAACTCAAATAGATTTCAAAGTCAAGGTACTAAAAAAGTTACAATCTATCGGTGTGGTGCTGAGGATCTACCTTGGGAGTCTATTTCTGACATTGATTGTGCATTTACATCCCCACCATATTATTCTACTGAAGAATATAATAAGGGTGGTGAACATCAAGAAGATCAATCATGGTCTAAATTTAATGAATATGAATCATGGAGAGATGACTTCTATATTCCAGTATCAAGAAATTCATTCAAATCGTTAAATGAAAATGGTGTTCTTGCAGTCAATATTTTTGACCCTCAAATTAAAGGAAAAAGATACAGGTCAAGTGATGAGTTATGTAATGATGTATTTTTGAATCCTTATTTTATAGGCCAGATGGGTATGAGAATTATGCAGAGGCCTCAAGGAAAATCTAAGTTTAAAACTGAAGATGGTTCTTTTGATAAGAGACAAATGGATGAGTTTATGAAACGAACATTCATAGAAAATATCTGGTGCTTCAGTAAAAATTCTGAAACAGAATTATTCCCTAAACCCTCAACATTGGATGCATTTTGGAACTAACGCCTGTAGAAAATCATAGTGGTACTCTTTTCAAACGAGATGATTTATATGCTCCATATGGTGCAGATTTTGTAACAGGGGGTAAGATTAGGCAATGTAGAGACCTCATTGAAACAAATCTAGATTATATAAAATCAGAGTGTGGTTCTACTATATCCACAGCAGCTTCAATTCATTCCCCACAAGCAGTTATTGTTTCTAGAGTCGCTCAGGAGTATGGACTCAAATCTATTATAGGATTTGGTAATACTACAATAGAAAAAGCTCTTAAACATAAAGCCATGAGTTGGTGTAAAGACATGGGTTCTGAATTGGTAGTCCTTAGTGAAACACAAGGATTCAATAATGTTATCTATTCCAATTTAAATAAACTTGCAGAGACTAGACCTATGTTTAAGGTATTATTTGGTTATGCAGCTCAACAATATAGGTCTTCTATTATAGGTAAAATTGCAGAACAGGTTCAGAATATTCCAGAGGAATGTGATATTCTATTTGTACCATGTGGAAGTGCAGTTACATTTACAGGAGTAGTGGAAGGTAAAAGACTATATGACAAAAAGTTTCGACTTGTAGGTTTACAACCATTTGGATATAATAGAGTGAAGGATGTTCAGAAGAATTTAGAGGGTATGATATGGGATTATGATTTTGATTTTTTGACAGGAAATTGGTCTTACCAACAATTATGGAGTAGAAACGTAGGATTTGAATTGGATAAGATTTATGAATCCAAAGCTTACGACATGATGGTGGATTTAGATTTATATAAAACAGCTAGTAATCCTTGTTATTGGGTTATTGGGAATAGCAATAACATAAGATAATGCCTGAATTAAAAGAGTATCTAAACGCAATTAACTACACCAAAGAGAATTTGATGGAAGATTCTTTTTATGAAAAGAAATATCCTGCATGGGTTGTAAATCATGCTTTATATGCATTTCCAGATACTATACTGTTGGTTAATGAAATGAATATTAACAATCAGTTAGATAGTAAACTTCAATTTGACTTTCTCCTAAATAGTATTAGACCAAGGAAAAGATTTGCTCCTTGGTTGAAGACTTCTAAAGTAGATAACTTAGAATTGGTGAAAGAATATTTCGGATATAGTGACCAGAAAGCCAAGGATGCCTTGGATTTACTTACAGATGATGACATAGAGAATATCCGTATCAAATTGAATAAAGGTGGAAATGAATAATGGTGAATTGAATTGGGGTCCAGAAGATATGCTGGAAGTAACTCTGAACGAACCAGATGACTTTTTGAAGGTTCGTGAGACTTTATCAAGAATTGGTGTTGCATCGAGAAAAGAAAGAAAATTATATCAGTCCTGCCATCTCCTTCACAAGAAGGGGAAGTACTATGTTGTACATTTCAAGGAACTATTTGCACTTGACGGCAAGAAGTCAAGTTTAACTGATAATGATATAGAAAGACGGAACACTATTGCCGGTCTTTTGAGTGATTGGGGTTTAGTTGGTCTGGTAGGTACACCAGAACCTAAAGCTCCTTTGAGTCAAATAAAAGTTCTCTCCTTCAGTGAAAAGGATGAGTGGATTCTTGAAACAAAATATAACATAGGAAAAAAGAAGGATGACTGATGTTAAATTAGTAAAACTTAAATCTGGTGAGGAGCTTGTTGGTGATGTTACTGTAGTGGGAGACTCAGTTGCTATCGCCAATCCTTGCCAGATTATGCCCCAAGAACAAGGTCTAGGTTTCATGCCATGGCCTCCATTCTCTAAAAATGATAATGTTACAATTCCTTTGAATTGGACTATTTGTATTGTTGAAGCAGTTGATGATGTTGTCAATGCTTGGAACTCTAAATTTGGTTCTGGTATTGTCCTTCCTAATGTGCAACTTAATGGATAATAGACTTGACTTTTTCAATCCATTGAGGTATTATATGATGAAACTTGGAGATATATGGATTTTTACACTAATGTTATAGTATTCGGTAATTCTGTTCTTGTCAGAGGCATCAAGAATGGAGAACGCATCACTACCCGCCTTAAGTACAAACCTACCTTATTCGTTCCAGTAAAAAAACAAACTCAATACAGATCTCTTGATGGTAAATATCTGACTCCAATGGTTCAGGAGACAGTCAAAGAAGCAAGAGAGTTTGTTGATCAGTATTCCAATCAGCCTGGAATGTTGTATGGATTTACTCGTTGGCCATATCAGTGGATTTCTGACAATTTTCGTGGAGAGATTCAGTGGGATATCAACAAAATTCAGGTTGCAACAATCGACATTGAAACTGAATCTGAGAATGGATTTCCTCAAGTAGATAATCCCATCGAGCGTGTCAATGCTATCACACTCAAAAATCATCAAACAAAAAAGTTTGTGGTTTTTGGATTGCAACAATGGAACAATGATCGTGATGATATTACCTACATTCGTTGTAATACTGAAGATGAATTGCTTCAAAGATTTATTAGTTTTTGGAGTGCAAACTTTCCAGATGTAATAACTGGTTGGAACTCTAGATTTTTTGATATTCCTTACCTAGTGAATCGTATCAAGGTAAGACTTGGTGAAGATGAAATCAAGAAACTTTCTCCTTGGGGATCTGTATTTAACGCCGATGTGTTTCGTATGGGTAGAAAACATACTGCATTTGATCTTGCTGGAATCAGTCAACTTGACTACTTAGAATTGTATCAAAAGTATACTTACTCTGCACAAGAAAGTTATCGGTTAGATCATATTGGTTTTGTTGAGTTGGGTAAGGCTAAGGAAAAGAATCCCTATGAGACATTTCGTGAATGGTATCAGAAAGACTACCAATCTTTCATTGACTACAACATACAGGATGTGGAACTGGTCGATGCTCTAGAAGACAAGATGAAATTGATTGATCTGCATCTTACAATGGCCTACTATTCAAAATGTAATTATAATGATGTCTTTTCTATGGTCAAGATGTGGGATATCATTATTTACAATTATCTACGTGAGAAAAATATACAGGTTCCGTTTCAGGTTCGACAAGAAAAGAAAGAGGCATTTGCTGGTGCATACGTAAAAGATCCAAAAGTTGGATTACACAAATGGGTTGTGAGTTTTGACTTGAATAGTCTATATCCTCATTTAATCATGCAATATAATATTTCTCCTGAGACAATTGTAGGAATGAGTGAGACTCATCCAGGCGTTGACAATATGTTGGACAAGTCATTTGATACATCTCATCTTCTAGATATAAATCAAACCATAACTCCAAATGGTGCATTGTTTTCTAGAAAGAAACATGGGTTTCTTCCTTAGTTACTTT